GTGGGTCACTTCGGCTGGCCGCTCTGTAAGCACTACGCCTTCGACACCCTCCTCCAGTTCTTAGGTGAAGGGACTGATTTCGTTCATTCGCAGGCCACGCAACTGCACATCCATCATGACATCCGGGACGAAGCCCAGAAACTTCCGGCCATCAAAGAAGACGCGGTGGTATTCATGGTCTGGTGCGTCGAGGTAAGGAAGAAGATGATCGCCAAGATCAACGACAAGAGGAGAGCCCTGTGCCCACAGTCCTAACCATGCCTGGCAAGATGGGAGACGCCCTGCTCCAGTGGCCGGTGGCATTCTGGTACGGCAAGCAGGTCGGTGACTTCGAGTTGTGGATGGACGAGAAGACTTGCAAGCCACTGGTTCCTCTGTTCGAGGCACAACCTCACGTTTCCAAGGTCAAGCTGATCCCTGGCGTCGAGCACTGGAACTGCGGTGGTCAGCCGTTCCATTTCGACCTTCCGACTTCGGCGTTCGAGGGCAACACCATCTTCCATCTGGGACTCCGCATGTTCCCACAGCGGCAGATTTCACTGGAGACGATGGCCAATGCCAAAGTCCCGATCAACGTCTCGCAGGAACTATTCTCATCGACACCGAGCATCAAGGCTGGGACCGGAGAGAAGCAGAACCGTCTCGTCCTCCACGGCCAGTCCATCTGTCCCCACAATCGCCAGACTCCCGGTTTCTGGAAGTTCCTCGCTGGAGTCAGGGATGAGATCGCGGAGCTGTTCGATGACGTCGTGTTCGTCGGCAACGACCGCGACAGGGAGATCGGAACCCGGACCTACCCGGGCTGGCACGAATTTGTTGACAACGGGGACTTCCTGAAGCTCGCGGACCTGATTGCCGACTCAAGGGCCTTCATCGGGGTTGGCTCGAGCCCGGTGGCCCTGGCGGGGCTCTTGAAAGTTCCGGCCGTACGGGTCCACGACAACATCGCCGACAACATGCCGCGGATCATCTGGTCCAACCTGGGAGAGAACCAGTTGAACGACTCGGAGTTGGGATTGCGGAAGTCATGGCCCGAGTGGCGAGACCGCTGGCTCAAACCTGTTGACGATGCGGTGTCGACCCCCTAGCCTCACCGCGGGATCTGGAGACCACAAGGAATGGTGAACGTTCCGATACAGAAGTCGACCACGCAGGCTGAGGCCGTTTCGGCTCGCATGTCTGCGGCCCGGATCATGGAGTTGGTCGACGCGAGGCGGCAGGCGTCTCACCGGTACTACGAGGGGGTCTACTCAAGGCTCCAGCGGTGGTACGACGCCTACCGCGGGGTGTGGCAGGGGCGTCTCGCTCAGTTCCGCAACAACGTCAATATTCCCTTCACTTTCGCCATGATCCAGTCTGATGTGGCGAGGAAGGTCCAAACCTCCTTCGGTACCTGGCCCATCGTGGGGTTCGAGGGCTACGCCCCCGAGGACGTCGCTCGAGCGAGGAAGAACGAGGTTCTTGTCTCATCCCAGATGAAGGACTGCGACTCGGTGGTCAAGGCCGCAGACTTCTTCCTCCAGGGGGACATTTCCGGGACCGCCATCGCTCGGTATGGCTGGAAGCAGATCCGGAGGATGGAGCGGACCCGGAACCGGGAATCCGTCGCCCCGGGGCTGGAGGTGCCGGTTGTCAGGGAGCGGATGGCCACGGTTTTCGATGGCCCGGACTGGGAGCCGGTGGACAGGCTGGATTTCTGGCCCCAGCCGGCCCGCACCAAGATCAAGGAAATGGCGTGGGTCATCCACCGCTACTACGCCGACCTTGACGACTTGATCGAGGACGCCAACAGCGACTACCCGTACTTCGACCAAGCCGCGGTCCAGCAGCTTCGGCAGGCCCCAATGTCCACGACGCTGGCTCAGGAGTATGCGAGACGTCGGGTGACGTACCGGAACGAGTACGACTACCAGGCTAGAGCCTCGGAGCGATTCGCCAAACCTGTCGAAATCTGGGAGATGCACGGCTTGGTCCCCAAGGAGTTCGCGCAGGACGGGGTCCGGTTCCGCTGTATCGCCATCGGTAACCAGCGGGTGGTCTTGAAGAACCGGGAAAGCCCGTTTGGTTCCGAGTTGCCATTTGCCTCCTACGCACCGATGCCCGATCCCTACAGCTTCGACGGGGTAGCAAAGACCGAGGTGGCGTTCGGACCGCAGCAGACAGCGAACCGGCTGGCGAACCAGAAACTGGACGCCTTGGACCTGCTGATCGACCCGATGTGGGTAGCGAACTCAGGGGTGAACATCAACACGCAGCACCTGTTCTCAAGGGCAGGTCGGATCCTGCTCGTGGACGGGACGGCGGATGAGACGACCATCAGGGCGCTTTCTCCTGACATGCGGGGACTTCAGGCGGCGTACACAGAAGTCGCCCAGTTGTTCCAGTTCATGCAGTTGGGGACCGGGGAGACTGAGGCCCTGTTGGGTGGCGTGGCGGGTCCGGGTCGAGAGACAGCCCGAGGGTTCCTCGGACGTCAGGAAAATGCTCTCACCCGGCTCGCCATGGAAACGAGGCTTGCCGAGGAAGGTTTCATCGAGCCGTTGGCCAACGCCTTCCGGAAACTGGACCGTTCCTACCTCCAGTTTCCGCACGAGATCCGCATCCTCGGCAGTCTGGCGACGACCAACCCCACCACCGGGCTGCCCTACGAGCCGGAGCAGGCGACCGTCGACTACGAGGACCTGGTGCCGGATTACCGGGCTCGAGCCGTGGGCGCGAGCCAGATGATGGGCAAGACGGTGCGGCAGCAGAACCTGGTGTCCCTGCTGCAGATGATGTCGGCCAACCCTGCGATGATGCAACTCGTGAACTGGGCGAACTTTGCGAGACAAGCCTTTGAGTTGTTCGACTTCAAGAACGTCAATGAACTTTTGGTGTCTCAGGTGCCGATGGTGAACCAGATGGCGCAGGAGACCGGCCAGTCCCCGATGGGGGTCGCCAACGCAGTTTCAAGTCCGCTGGAGCAGTTGTCGCCGCAGACACTTGGAGCGCTGATGCAGACGGGTAACTCGGCCCCGATGCCGGGGCTGTCCTGACATGCCGTTGACCGGGGAGCAACTGGACAAGGTAAGACTTGTCCTCATGAGCCCCGGATGGAATGATGTGATTCGTCCGGCGCTCGAGAACCGGGGCCGGAATGCCATAAAAGCCCTATGCCTGACCCGGGCGGAACGCTCGAAGGCCATGGCGGGGCAACCGTTCGACACCGACGACGACGTTCTCCGGTCGATGATCCGCGAATGTGAGTGGATGATCTCGATCTGGACGAACGAAGTTCAGGTGGCCGAACACAATCGCCAGCTCGACGAACTCGACCGGCAGGGCGCAGCAGGGAGCACGAGGGCGAACCCCTAGTGCCAAGGAAAGGCCACAGACATGCCAGAGCCTAACGAACAGCCGACGCCGCAGCAGCCGTTGAACCCCGACCTGATGGGTTATCCGACGGTCGAGGCACTGGTGGCTGCCAAGCGAGCGAGCGACGCCGAGGGCAAGCGTCTTTTCGATGAGAACCAGAAGAAAGACGTGCTCCTGTCGCAGATGCTCGTGAACGGAGTGGGGGATAACCCCCGCCAGTCCGTTCCCGACCGTCGTCCGGCGCGTCCTGAAGACCGTCTCACGGAGTTCGGCGTCCCAGTGGATGCGCTTCGTGAGGTCATTCGGGAGCAGTTCGCGGAAGCATTCCGGCCCATTTCGAATGGGCTCCAGGCTCGCGGGCAACTGGTGGCCAGCCATCCCGACTACGTTCAGTACGAGACTGACGTGGCGCAGTTCATCAACACTGACCCGGAGTTATCCGCCTCATACCCGAAGATGTTCGAGGCGGCTCCGGTGCAGGCGATGGAATACGCCTTCCTCAAGTTCGGGGAATCGCGTCGCAAGGCCCTTGGGGGCGAGCCGCAGGCTCAGACTCCGGGGCGTGCAGACGCGGGCATCCCCACATCCCGATCAGGCGATGGGCGACGTGAGCCGGGGCAGGATGCAGCGATCCAGGACGCCTTCGAGCGGTTCCAGAAGACGGGATCGCCGCAGGATGCCACCGCTTACGCCAAAGCTCGCCTGAAGGGTGTGATCTCGGACGAGTTCCTGCAGAAGTAGGGGCTCGCCGGTCAAGGAGTGACCAATGGCGCTTCCTGGTGGTGCAGTAACCACCCAAGTAGCTG